TGCTCATAAGGATTGGCGTTGGCTGGTAGGGGCAGAGGTAACTTAAAACTAAAAGGGGGGCCTTAAAACCCCCCTTCACAGGAGGATAAACAACATGAATAAGAGAATAATGGCTTTAATGGCCGTCCTGTGCCTTTCATCCCTATTTTTTATAAGCCAATTATTTGCGAATGGCACATGGAATAACCGAGAAACGATGGAACGTGCACCTATTTCCATTGATCGCAAATCCGGTGATACAGATTTTGCGATAGAAGTAAGAGATGGTGTCGGTGAGAAAGGAACCCGTAGGTTCAGACTTGATTACAATGGTAATATGTCTTTTTATGATACTGGTGGAGTTACGCATTATTCCATTCTATCGGATAGTATTATTATTATAGATACTCTTGCCGAATTAAGCACCTATAATGGTGCGGGAGCCGGTTCATCTTACTTTCAAATGGAGTCAGGAAAGACATATTTAGTGGACTTTGAGGCTATTAGAACTGATGATAAGACCGCTTTAACTGGTGTTACGTCAAGCTCTTGGTCTGCTGTTTCAGCTATGTTACCACTGGCAGATACATCGAGTCATTACAATACAGTTACAGTCGGCATTATTTGTTCTGGTGGTACGGGATATGCTCCTGCTATGGCTGGTGTTACAACTGTTCAGGTTTGGCCAGCTTTGCTTGCAGGAGGCACACGATTCGGGGAACCCTCTGTTGGTAACCAAAACATGATGTATCACGGTACAAGCTCGACACCGTTTTTTGTTGGTTCTTCAACGAACACTTACGATCAGGGTATAAACTACCTTAATGAATCTGTAACGTGGCGGTTTTTAAATTCTTCTGCCGTAAGTGCTCAAATTGTTGAACGAACGTTAAGTCAATAACTATTAATCTTCGGAATAACAGGGAAGAACCCTAACCCGTTTGACCCTGTTATTCCCTAACTTTTTCAACGAAAGGAAAAAATATTATGTCTACAGGATTACAGGAACTTGAAAAAGAAAGCAAAAAATCAAAGAAGAATATAGCACCGTATTTTAAAGAGATAGACAAGGGATCGAGTATGCCGTCATGGGTTTATGAACCCCATATAGAGGAAGAACAAGAGTTCATAAGAAGATCAGAGCGAGAGTTAAAGGAACAAACAGTTCCGGTCGAAAGAATGCCCGAACTGAAAATGCAGTTGAAAGTCAGGAAAGACAAACTTGAAAAGGTCATGCAGTCTAAAGACGAGGCATATAAAATTGTTAATTCCGATAAAGATAAGGCTTTAAAACGGCATAAAGAATTAGAGGAAAAGATTACAGACAGTATGTTTAGTCGTGATGAAATGCATTACCGGGATACCCATGGCCGTAGACATCGAACGGTAAACCCCAGGGATGAGGCCGATAGGGGCCAGCACCGTAATGCCTTGATTAAGGAATATAGGATCTTAGGCCATGTTCTTGGTGAAAACACTAATGTTGAAGCACTTAGAAAAGGGCGTTAAATGGACGGTAAAACCGCAAGACTATTTACTGAAAGGCTTATAAGAGCGGTTAGCAAGGCGGATATTATAAACCGTAAGCTGACCTATGATCTGATAGGACAGGGGACAGAAGAATTTGTATCCCTCACTAACTGTATCAAAGAATCCCAATCTATTACTACGGTTGCCAGTACGGCAAATTATGATCTAAACGCTGATTTTCTTCAGTTATACTTGAAGACAGACGATAAAAGGGGTGGGGACTATTTTATTCAGTACAGTGACGGCACTAACACCCATACTATCCTTTATAAATCCTATCAGAAGGTCATATACGATAATCAGACGACAGATAAAAGCATACCCGATAACTTTACCCTCCATGAGAAAACGTCCCTTGAGGATCAGATATCCAGCACTACCACATCAGCAGGGACAGAAAGCGGAGGTCAATCCACCCTGACAGATACCACTACCACATTTACTGATGAAGCCGTGTCCGCAAGAGACATTGTGCATAACAGCACAAAGGACGCCACGGGTATTGTTATTGCAGTAGATACAAATGCCTTAACAACCGCCATATTTGACCATGCCGGTAACCCGGTAGATTGGGCTAGTGGTGATTCTTATGTGATTCAACCTGTCTCCCGTATGCAGGTTCAGTTTGACCCGCCTTGTTTGACGGCAGCGCATACCGCAACAGTTTATTATGCCGCAAAAGCTAACCCTGTTTTTACGGACTATTCAACATGGCAGATTCAGGATCAATGGCATAAAGCGTTCTGTTATTGGGCGGCTGACGCCTATTTAGCTCAATATGAGATAGAAACACCTGAAGGCGGCGCAAAACTAATGAGCGGTAAAAAGTATGATGATAAATTCAAGGATATTGTTAGAAGGGCAAAATACGATATAGATAAGGGGTTGGGCAAGAAGGGTTACTCGATGAGGTCAGAAGCGTAATGCCCCCGCCGTTTTATGGTGCAAGGCCAATGCTTCAGCAATATAGGGAGCAAGAAAGGGAGTTGGCTAAACCGCCTGAAGGTCCTACTATTGAAGAAAGAATAGCAACGGCCCTGGTAGTGCCTGGCTTAATGGGATACCAGGTTTTAAGCGGTGCTATAGGATATCTTAAAAGGTTTCCTGAAATGTTACCCCGTGTGATGCGAGATCCCCTTAATCCTCAGTCGCAGAAAGATATTACGGAATTAACTGTAGATATTGGAACTCGTGCCGGTCTTTCCACAAGAACTGCCGGCATGAGCACGTTAGGGATATTTGCCGGGGGAAGGGCAAAGGTTAAGCCACCATCAATCAGTTCTGCGGCCTTTAAAATGCCGGATGGCACAATTTACAAAGGGGCTTCACATCCGTCAATAGCTATGGAACAAATTGAAAAGGGAACCGTTAAAAGCCATAAGGAATTCTATAATGCGGAACCGGGTTTTATTACCGATAAGGATAAATTTCTTACAAGATATGAAGCCTCAAAGGGCTTTGGTTGGCGTCAGAATCCCTATGGCAAGCATTGGGAGTTCGAGATTGATGATAGTAAGATGAAATGGAACACCAATGTTTGGGATGAAGCCACATTAGGCGGGGGAAAAGATGTGAAACTTGGCAGGCTTATTGACCACCCAGAACTTTTTGACGCTTATCCTGAATTGAAGGATATTACTGTAAGGCATACCCCTGGAAAGGGTGGCGGTGAATGGATCGTAGGAAAGAGAAGAATTAGAATTGGTGCAGAAATGGGTCCCAGGAAAACTCTTATCCACGAAATACAGCATACCGTTCAGGAGATTGAGGATTGGCCGAGAGGGGGGAGTCCAACAGATATAATGACTCAGCAAAATCCACTTTTTAAAGCTGCAAGAGAAAAAGCAATATATTCTGAATTAAAACGACTTAAAGAAATACGTGGTATTCCTGATTTACCAACAACTATTGAATTTATGGAAAAAGAAGGATTGAGAGAATTACCATTCAATGAAGTTAAAAAAATGTGGAGAAAAAAGTATGGTGAATTAATTAAACAGCATAAGAAATTAAACAAAGCTGTTCTCCATAATGCAGATTTAATAGCATACCACAACCTTGTTGGAGAAATCCAAGCCGAAGAAGCGGCAAAGCGGATGGGCATGACGGCAGAGGAAAGGCTGAGGTCAGCACCGTATAAGGGTGCTATACCGCCAGAACAGGCAATAATAAGATATGGACAGGGCATCGGATATCAAAAACGATACAATGTATTAGCATCAAAGTATGGGGAGATATAAATAGAATGAAAAAATGGTGTTCTATTCTATTCATAACATTATTCATATTTGGTACGTGCCATGTCTATGCAGGCAGTCAGGCAAGGTCCGGCAAAACAGCATCTAACATTATAACAGAAGCTAAATGGGTATTGATAAACAATGCTAACGATAACTTCTGGTCAGATACTGAAATGCTTGGCTGGGTAAATGAGGGCATATTAGACATAGTATCCAAAACCCATTGTCTTGAGGCTACCGCCACAATCGTACTAAGCGGCAACACTAAGGAGTATACATGGACAGGCGTATCAAATTATCTCACCATAGACCCTAACGGGGTATTTCTTCAAGACAAAAACACATCAAAATATACTGCTCTGACAAATAATAAAGCCATTATAGGTCATATTACCGATACGGGACCGCCTAAGTATTGGTATGAGTTTAACAGCAAGGTTCATGTTTGGCCTGTGCCTACGAGTGCTCATTCGGGCAGCACTATTTTTGCAGAGTATGTGCCTATCCCGGACGGGTGTAGCACATCAGGTCTTGCCATAGAAACACCTGAAATATACGATCCTGCCCTTGTGTTTTATGTAATCTCAAGGGCTATGAGTAAAGAGAAAAATCCCGCATCTGTGGCTTATATGTCTCTTTATCAACAGACGATAGACAGGTATAGGGCGGATTTTATAGACGAACCAAAAGAATCAGCGAAGGAAAAACAACCATGAAAAAAATACTAATCATACTTGCCGTATTGTTATTCATCGCCTCTTCAGCTTATGCCGACAGCATAGAAAGAACCTGGACCTTTCATGCTTTAACAGGCGGTGGTACGGGATCTCTTGATGCGAGTGTTTCCGGGGTAAGTCCCAATGCTACTGATCAATTTATTGGGATAGATAATTCCAGCGGTAATTCGGTGTTCCTGTTCTATCGAGTGGTTACAGATAGCACGGCAGAAAATAAGCCGTTGTATGTTAGGGCCGATGATGTTGGGGCAGGCACAACATCATACCAGCAGATTGATCCCTTTATATCGGGTAATACGGAAACTATTATCATATCAAGTCCCGATGGACTTGATGATCTTACAGGACAGCAACCTATCTGGATTAATAACACCAACTATAGTTTTGTGATTACTAACGCCAAGTTTAAGTGTTCCGGCACAAATACCAGTGGTGTGCTTTCGGGAGATACAATAGAGGGTATATCGTATTCTGCATCGGAAACAAATTACACCTTTGGTTCTGGTACTACCATATTTAACTTTATAGACATGAGTACTGCTGGCACAAGCATGTATTATACATCCGTGGTAGGGGGAACCACTCCAGTACCAAAAGGCAGGGCAATCCTGATGGATTACGGTGTTGGAACGGCAGACTGGCTTATCATAGAGCTTGGTGGATATTATGACTATTAGCAGGCGTGATTTTCTGAAAAGAGCATACCAGATAGGTGGTATTGCAGCCCTGTATACTCTTGGCGGGAGTAAACTGGTTGATGAGTGCTTGGCCGGTAATTACTTCATAAGTGGGCATGCGGGGGGTGGCTGGGCCACTTGGGATGAAACGACTGAAGCAGGTTGGGGAGATTCTGCTAATACATTTATTGCCCTGTTTGAGAATGTAAATACTGGTGGTAATGAAACCGGGCAAGGCGCTGGATTAAGTGAAGCAAATCGCACTTTAACACAAGTTGGTAATGTTGCGGGGGCAATAGGGAGCCCGCCTTCAAGAGTTATGGATAGCACAGATGATTCCTTTACCCTGACTTCCGCCTGGGCGGATGCGTTATTCACAAATGGTGCATGGACTATTATTTTTAAATTGGAGGATGTTGAAGATGTCGCAAATATGTATTTGTTTTCTATATATGGTAATAATGGGGCTGCTCAACATGAACAAATTTCCTTATCGCATAGCGTAGCTAAAAAATTAACTCTTCTGATTTATCAAAATGGTAGCGTTGAAACTGCAACTACGGCAAACATTATTCCCACTTCCGGGCCTCTCTATGTTTTTGCATATGCTGATGGAACAAATCCAGTTAGGGCGGGTTTTTCAGTCACTAAGCCTACTACTTGGGCAGGTGTTGCAGCAAACGATAAGTGTGAATTGGCAACATTAAAGGGGCATGATTTTGCGGTCGATGATTTTGACGATTATGGGAGAAATTTATTTGATGATTATAATAGTGGTAATGAATTAGGTTGCACGGCATATTACTTAGTTGCTTCTAAAACAAGTTTTTTTTAAGGAATATTATGGGACAATGGCTTAAATTTAAACTAATAAATAGACCTTACTATACAAAGGATGGAAACCTACTTGGCCGTCCTCTTTATACTGATAGGTATGGGATTGCCGAGCTTTATGGTGGTGGCAAAGTATATCCTGAGATTGTCAAACAGAAGGGCAAGATTCTTGAATGGCATGAAAAGGACGGCACTTTACTACTTAAAATTGATATCGCAGAATCAGAGGCCGAAGAGATCAAGACAAAGGATAAAGCCTTGAAGTATCAAGCAAGTCCTAAGATTATGAAGGACTACAATCATAAGGATTTCAAATCTGAAAGATTAACAGATAAAGAAGCCGAAACAATGAAAAAGGATATTTTTGGGATTAAGTCTGAAAAAGTAGAATCTGGGGTTACATAATTGAGACTTAAATTATTAATAACATTATTCATATCTGTTACCCTGCTATTTGCTACTACCACATTGTCTCAGCAACAGCAACAGCCATGGCAAGCTGTCCCATCAGCTTTTGAGGAAAGCTTGTTTCATGTATATATACCCTTTATAGGTCAATGGTTGCCAGATTTACCATCTGAAGTTATAGGGTTTCAGAATTTTAAAACCCTTAAAAACATGAGATATATAGATGGTGGTATTGAAGGAACTCAAGGTTATTCTAAAATCAATACCTCTATCGTGGATGGATCGTATTATAGGTCACGGTCAGGTTATCATTTCAAGAAAGACAGGCCTGTCGAAAGCCATGTTCTTTTACAATGTTATAATTATAATGGCACGGAAAGCGAGGTTTTTGATAATAAAACCACTATTCCAAATCAAGGTAATTTTAATACAACCGCTATTCATGATGATGCTTCATATGGAATTTCTACCGGGTCATATGGTCATCATATATTAGCTGTTCAAGCACTATCCTCTTCTGGTGTAACCCATGGTATTGCTGTTGGCACGGCTGAACTATCGTCAGGGGCTACCCACGGAATAGTAGCAGAAGAAATAAGTGTTGATGAAACTATAACAGCCGAAACCTATAGGGCAAGGTTTTGTGAAGGCCCAATGGGAACCGTCATATATTCAAATGGTGTTGAATCTCAGGTATGGGGTGGGGACGCATCTCTTGTGGCGGCTTTTATATCATCTTCTGCTAATGTGACAGAGTATGCCACAAACCCTAAAGATTATACAGTTGAAGTAAATAATGAGTTTGACACTACAATAGAATCAGCAGGGGTAAGCAGTTATGGCAGTGGCGGCACGGCATATTGGCTTGTGGGTTCAACAAGACCTATATCGGGAATAAGTTATTACATTAACACGGCTAATTTACAAACAACCAAAAAGATTGAAGTATCCGAATGGACAGGGTCCGCATGGAAGGATACCACTGAAACAGATTTAAGCGGTCTTACGGTAGACGGCAAGGTTTCTTTTGCCAGCACAGTTAGCACGTCAAAACCAAAATATATGGAAAGACGCCTGCTGTATTGGTATTTATGTCAATGTCAGGGTGGGGCTTCAATATATAATGTTACACTTGATATTCCATGGCAAGATATAGTCGATATTTGGGACGGTCAGGGTCGAATACCTATAGGATTTCATGTAAACAAGGATAATGAGTGGCAGGATAACACGTTATGGGTGAACACCGATAGTGTTGCCGATTACGCTGTTGGTGCAAAGATGGGTGGCCTGGACACTAAAGATCATGCAATTGTTATATTTGAAGACAGAATGCAGGCAATCCATTTTGATATGCACACAGGTAACACGAACGCTGTTACGGCAACCGGAGTATCAACATGGAACGGTGATAACTGGGTATCAGCAGGGGTAACTTATGATGGCACTGCCGATATAACAGCTGTAACGCCATTATTAAGATCAGGTGCCCTTACATGGCAGCCCCCAGACGAAGAGACAGAGTTTCCTCAAACATTGTTTGATGTGCCGGGTTATGCCTATAAGATAAGTTGGGATGGGAATTTAGGTTATGCGAATGGTGGGGAAGACATGGTTATTATTGATAGAATTTATGGTATTCCAGCTCCCCTAAAACTGCAAAACTTCAAGTTTCCAGTCTATTTTAAAAATAGGGTTTTACTGTGCGGTTATCTGAAGGGCAACGAACCGAACAGGATAGATTTCAGTGCACCAAACCGTGTGGATGTTTGGAACGGAGAAAACACCAGTAATAACGGAAAATTTTCCTTATATGTCGGGGGTGGTGAGGAAATCAATGCCGCTATATCCATATTCAACAGGTTCGGTCAGAACCTGTATGAAAACCTTATAATATTCAAGGATAATCAAACTTATATCTGGTCAGGCAATATAGCAGAGGAACCTAATCAAGTAAGTGATAATATAGGGTGCGCTGCTTGGGCTACATTATGTAAGGCAGAGGTTGGCTATGAAATGGTAGCGGACGAAATACAGAGAAATATAGTTACCTGGCTGGCATCTTCCGGGCCTATGCTGTTTGATGGATCTTTGCCTAAACCTATCCGTGGTATTGATAGATATTTTGATGCAAACGATAGTTTATATGTCGGAACTTCAGCAATAGAGGACGCCTTTGCATGGTTTGAACCAAACTATAAAGAATGGAACCTCAGGGTATCAGATTACTGGTTCTGTTATGATTTTGTAAGACGACGATGGTATCAGAGGGATATTGGTGATGCAGAGCTACCTAAATGTGCCTTCCAGGTATCTGATACTTATGGCAAGAAATACATATACGCCGGTATAGATACTGGTTATATGATGCGTCTCGAATATGGAACGGATTGGGCAGGTTCCGGTATTACACAAGTTGCAGAGACAGGGGATTTTTACCTTGATGGTGATGGTTGGAATCAGACGTTACTAAGAAGAATAAAGATAAACTCTAAAGTCATATCAGAGGATATTGACTTACAGATTGAGCATTTTTCAAATACCTCCACAAGCGGTACATCACTTCACACGGTTGCTCTTGATTCTGGGACAGGTTCATCAGAGAGGGAAACGCAGGGTGTTGAACAATCTTCATGGTTGCATAGGTTGAAATATTCTTGCCAGACAAGTGGAACTACTAAGGGTTGGCAACCGCTTGGGCATGGTTATGAGTTTAAAACTGTCAGAGAGGATAGATAATGGGATACGGTAATCTTAGTGATCTTTATGCTCAACCTGCTTGGGGTAGAAATCCACGGGCAGCTTTAGATCAATATATGCAACAACAGGTTCAACTCGCCAATCTTGGCGCTCAAAGGGATGTACGACAACAACAGATGGACCTTCAACAGTATGGGCGACAACAGCAGGTTCAACAGGAAGAACAAAGACTTGATTGGTTTACCGAGAGGTCAGAAAAAGAGAGGGCGCAACGGGAATCAATGACTATGCAGAGGGCGAAATTTCAGTATGGTCAAGGTATGAAAGGCATGAG